GTTCTCCTGTCAAAAAGCCTCTTTGCTTTTGTGCTTCTCCTGCGCTGAACAATTGACCAGCCTTACGTTCTCCTGTCAAAAAGCCTCTTTGCTTTTGTGCTTCTCCTGAACTAAACAATTGACCAGCTTCACGTTCTCCTGTCAAAAAGCCTCTTTGCTTTTGTGCTTCTCCTGAACTAAATTGCTGACCAGCCTCACGTTCGCTCGTCAAAAATCCTCTCTGCTTTTCAGTCTGCTCTTCTTGGTATTGTTGGCCTAACTTTTCAGATTCAAGCGCAAGCATACCAGATTGTAGCCTTTGCGCTCCCCTAGCTCTTGATTCCATACTTGATTTGATAGCAGCGCCAGATCCCAAAGCGCCGGCTTGTGCAAATTGCCTTCTCATTGCCCTTTCCTCTTGCATTTGCCTTGCAGATTCCTGCTTTTTTAGCTGAGATTGGGCAATCTGAAACCTTCTTTCTAATGCGTTTGCCATTAGCGTTTTCCTCTCAGATTAAAAGTTATTGTCATCTCAATAATTTTAAAAGCTTGATTAACAGTGTTTTGGTTATCAAACTTAAATTGAATCCTTTTGCCACGAAACTTACCAAGTGACTTTTTAATTTCGTTATCATTTTTACGGGAATCCCAATGACCTATCCCCCAAAGAAAGTCACCCCAAAAAGTACCACCACGATCTAAAGATATGGTTTCCGTTGTGCCTGATCCACTTTCGGAATCTACCCTTATGGTTATGTTCATAAAATAATCGCCAAATAAACCATACAATACGTTTAACCATCTAAAGTCTTTCTGCCAATGCGGATGGTCACAATCAAATTCCTTTGTCCAATAAAAGCTATCAATAGCCGAACTATCATCAGAATAGGTGTCTGTTAGCATCTCGTAAATATGTCCAGATGTATTACTCATCGCACAATAAAGCTTGTTGTTACATATGGTAAACTGTTCCGCCTCTATGCCTGTCCAGGGTGACCACATAAATTTTTGAGATTTTCTTAAATTCTCCATAGAAAAGTCAAAATGATAAATCCGATTGTTTTTCGTTTGCCCACTACCATAGGTAACAGCTATGTAAGCTTTGTTATCAAAGACAATACCACTCATCCTAGAGATATAGGCGTTTATAATATTTGTCATGTCAGGTTCAATCATGTTCGATTGAAGGTCGCTTTTAACTCCGTTTGATGTCAAAAGAGTAGCATTAGGCTCAACCCCACCACCAGACAAACTAGCAAATCCAACAAATTTTCCAGCTTCGGTGGCTGCGAACATAACTCTATTGTTGTACAAAAAAGGTACAAAAGGACTACGTGAACCATAACTACTGCTAATTCGCACATTGACCCATGTTGCATCATCAACACTTTCCATATAAATAAGCCAAGTCGATTTTTTGCACATGACATAAATGGAGTTATCCCAAACAGCCAAAGCTTGAGGTATGTCAAATGTGTTGTCGCCAATCCTGCGAAAGCTAAGCGCTTTGAAAACGTATGGGTTACCTATTTCGGAATAAACTACCCAATTGTTGGAAGGATCAATTGCAAAGAGCCTCGTCTGATGAAATACACAAACGCTATAATTTGGTGGTTCGCTTTGATCGGTTGGCGCTGCTGCACCACTAAGATCGTCATCAATAGTGTCATCCTCATAAGTAGTGGTCGTGTTGTCGGCTAGCTCACCAAGATAGTAGTAAACTGCGCCACTAGTTTCGGTTCTATAAATGTTCCTGGAATTGACCCCAAAGCTTGCTGGTGCTACCGGAATAGACGATAAAAGAACGTTTTCGCTTGCTGCTGTAAATGTAACAGCAGGAGAAAGATCACCCTCAACCAATGCACTATTGACATATGTCACTTTGTATGCATACACCCCACTTAAAGCCGTTCCGGTAGGTGCGGTTGACGCTGCCGGTGCCGATGTTGGCGCTGGAATACCATGCCTTGTAAATTCGGTGCCGTTGTACTTATAAGGGTTTGATCCACCATTTCCAAAAAAGATATAGTTTTCATACTCTGCAGCAGTGACCCTTTGTCCTGCCGTGAAAACAGATACCGCACTAGCTACCGCTGTGAAAGTTGTGCCACTAAGCGTATAAAGAGTACCGTTATACCATGCGCACATGGTCTCAGTACCACCGTTGTCATGCCTTGTGTAGAACCCGTCACAAGCAAACGTTCCCACCGATGTTGTGTTTACCTTCGATATACCGCCTCTTGTCTGGACAGATCTATTACCAAACACGACATTTTGACATGAAGGCGATTCGTTTATGTTAATAAGCTGTTTCGAAAACTTGTTATTCATCCCACCATCAAAGGTGATCTTGTCTTTTTTGGGATAAATAACCTCAAAATTACTAGCCATAACTCCACCTACGTTTGGGGTATGTTTGACGATGAAAAGTAGCAATCTCTCACAGTATAAAAATCATCCCCATGTTGCCGCCTTTGCCGTTGCCTTCTCGATCTTTCTAGCGCAGTTTCCCACCTAGAAAGTAGTCTATCTGCCAAAGTAAAATTTTGATCTTTTGTGGCCATGATGAAATTAAGATAGTTTATGATATCCTCTCGATATTCTTGAGGAACCTCAATGCTGTCGGTGTTTGATGTTATGTCTTGGGGATAACTATAAACTTTAATTTGTATCGTATCACCCGTTGTATCTGGTGTCGGATACACAAAGATAACATCATCCCAGATAGCATAATCTGCTGGTGTTCCGGTTGGATCATCATTCGATGTTTTGGGATCATCTCTTAGGGTAACCTTGCAAAGCTTGTCGCTATCATAGCGGACCTCTTTTATTGCAAGGGTATTATCTGGGTAAGTGTATTCTCTTTGATCTGCTACTGATGTTGTCTCAAGGGTTTTCTCAATAACCCAACCAACTTTAGCCAGATCACTTTGTGCGTCAAATATTGCATCTCTTAGCATTTGATCAGAAAAAAAGTCATCGCCTACGGCATTATACCTCTGACGAGCACGACCCATCAAATCAGAAACAGTTAAAGCCATTTTATCAACTCCAGTTTGTCGTTGTAAAAGTAGCTTCACTCCATGCACTAGTTGTAATTGAATTTAGTGTAAATGAAGTAGAAACTTTCCCTACAAAATTTATTCCACCAGGGAACCTGTAGTAATATTCACCATTCTTAAGATGTATTGATGTCATAGAGTTTGTAACTGACATCTCGTTTGTGTATCCGTGAGATACCTTCTTACCAACCGTTGATGAAATACCAAATATGTTGGTGTATCCATGCAAAACGCTTTTACCAACCGTTGAGGACATATCAAGCGTATTAGAAATTAAATGAGCTACGGACAAAGCTAGATCCTGGGTAGTACCCCAATTATCAACTCCCCATGTAAAAGAACCCCACCGGTTAGCTTCAGAACCACCATAAACCAAAAGGGTATTCACAAAAGTTGTCGTATAATCAGCCATTAGTTAGCTCAATGTAATTTCTGTGATCGCCGTTAAAGTATCATTTGTGCCAACATTAATAACACCCTCAACATCCCTTGAAAGCATTGTCCCTGACGTTGCGCTTGAAAATACGCCATATTCGGTTATCGCTCCAACGGCAACACCACTTGTAAACGTTGCCGTTAGCCGATAGATAGCTCCAGTAACGTTTGATACCGTTGCTTCTACCCTAGCTGCTTCCGTACCTAAGGCAGTGTTAGTATCGGCTTCCGCTGAGGAATCGGTGCCAACTGCAATATATTTCATGTCGAAAGCTGTTGCCGAAGCTGCTGCTTGCCCAAGAAAGCTTGCAACAAAGCTAACGCCATCCTGGGTTATAACATTGTTGCCGACCCTCTGTTCTTTTAACTCTGGACCATATAAAGAGATCCACCACCTGCCTTTTAGTTTCATCAGACACCCTCGTCATCTAATAGCTCGTCTCTGGCTTCCTTATCAGCCATATCTGATACATGAGAGCCTTTGATATGCTTTAATAGTCCGTTTTTGGTTCTAAATTCTTTGCCGCAAGCATGACAGACGAAAACGCTTGATTTCTCATCTGTGCTGCTAGATCTATTTATTTCCTCAAGCGCAAGTTTTTCGTCGTCAGGCTCAATTTTAAGCATCTTGTAACTTCTTGGATCAATTCTACCTTCTTTATCAAAACTGAGAGAATTCATCTTCGCAAGAAATTGGTTCGCTTCAAAGTATTCCATATCAATCGATTGTCCGGCAGGTATCTTTATCATGACACCATTAAACATCTCGACGTAGTCAAAACTATTCTGGTTAATTATTTTTACATTTGGCATTTTTTAATTCCCATTACAAATTAAATCAAAAACGTGAGAGCTAGCTGTCGTAGCTGTCGTAAATTCTACTTTTATGAATCTTGCTGATGTTTTCACTGGCACATAACAGTTTGTAACCGATGATGCTACGTTAAAAACAACAGGCGTTGCAGATCCGGCAACAGGCTCAATATATAGTGGCCTATATGTTCCATCTTCTGTCGGGGAACACCTTAACCGGATGTCTGTGCCGGATGTCATGGTAGGAATACCAATCATATAATGATTGAACCCACCACCAAGATCAACGGCACTAGTTAAAGTAATACCGCTATTCATCGTTATCGAGTATGGTTTTACAGGGCCTATTGTCATATTTATTACCTTCCAAAAACGGTTAATAAAAACTCATCGCCACTAGCACAACCTGTAACACCAACGCTACCAACGCTTGCCACACCAGAACAATCCTCATTGATAGCAAGCTTAATTGCTGCCGTTGAAAGACTTTGTGGAGATATCATTGCAGTATCAATGTAGGATAACCCTGTTGCTACCGCACCAGTAGCCGCATCTGCTGTAACCCTTAAAGCAAAAACTCTTTTGTCACCAAAAACCGTTTTAACCAAATTACTTGTCGTGTAAGCCATTTTAAACCTCAGATTAAAATAATTCTCCTGTCATTTGATGGATCAAGACAGGCTGATTTTTTGATTGTGTGAATTGAAAACATGTGTAAACACTCTTTTAAAGTCATTTGCCTTATGTGGCAGAGGTTTCCTTCTCTGTATGCTCCAAGGCATCCATTTTCAGTCGCATTGATATAGATCCCTGGTATTCTCTGAGCCACAACATCAAACCAAAGTTTGAAATTGTAGTAGCTTTGCCAGGTTCTAATTCTATGCCCAAAAATGGATGGAACCATGATGTAATGCCCTAGATCCTTATCATATTTTGAATCCCAAGCGTGAAAGCTTGTTTTTTCGCTGTCAGAAAAAGCAAAATCAGCACCGATAAAAATAGATATCTGAGAGCCAAGTATACCTTTTGCTAACATCAGCGATGCACCAAGAACATTTCCCCCTGATTCAACGTAAATATGAAAAGGCTCTATTTCATCAACCTGCTTTGTATAAGCCTCGTCAGGCACAGGAGCATTAAAGAAATATATTTCACCTTGCCATTTTTCTAAAAGCTTTGGGTGTGTCCCGATAAAAGCTAAAAGCTTTTTATCTTTTGTTAGTTCAAAATACTCATCCTCTGATTTCAAACCACCCTCTGAGATTTCGTCGATGGTCAACTCGCCAGCATCCAAAGTCACATAGAAATCAACATCAACGCCTAAATCCTCCAAATAATGAAAGTTATGCAAGCATGATATAATTCTTATGTTTTCTGGTTTTTCCACCAAAAGATGAGCATTCTCTTTCAGAGATGGTCCACTTCCGACAATAACCGTTGGGGAACCCTGTATCTCACCGTACAAAGACCCCACAGATCGTTTCGAAAATGGACCATAAGAAGCGTGATTTGATCTGATTTGGGAAAGCCATTGCTGAGACCACCTATCAATCGTAGCGTTATCATTGGTGCAAGCTTGATTGTGCGCATCACCATGAGAGATCGGGGCACTATTGATGTAGGGCTGTAACTCTAACAAAACTTCTCTTACTTTTTTCATCTCAAATCATCCTCTTTCAAATTTTTTCAAATACTAAAATAAGCTTCACCTGATGCCGATGAAACGATCGCTGTTAATGCATAACCAACCGGTCCTTCTCCGCTGCCAGTTACAGCACCAACGCCATTAACACCAACAAAAATGTTTGCCCTTGTTGCAATAGTTCCTGACGTAGCATTCATTTCAATTGTGCCAAAACCTCTTTTTAACAACCAACCATAGGTATTTGTTGTCAGCGTTGCGTGTTTAACTGCTCCTATTGGCCGACCAGTATTAGTAGCATTAGTGACCGTAACAGACATGCCAGTCGCTGCGCTATTAAGCTGAGCCAAATAACCTGGGTTTATGTCTGTATCCGCATCATTATATGCCCAAACATATGTATTACCATCTTCAAAAGTTTTTAAAGTCCCAACGTCTGGGTGCTTAGAACCCAAAGAAGCTGTGACATGTGATTTTCCGTAAAAAACTACGGGATCAGCAGAAGTATACATAATATTAACCCCCAATTAAGCTGTGATTGCTGATAATTTTGCATGCATCCTGTTGTTGCTAGATGTCAAAGCACCCATCCACAAAATACGAGATACCAAAACCTCTTGGTTGATTGGCTTCATATACTCAGACGCATACATGTTGCGCTCTGGATGATAGTAAAGCCCAAGATATTTCATGTTTAACATAAACATATGAGCAGCAGTACAATGGCTGTCGATAGTGACAGGAGCTGAATTAAACATCAAAGATGTAAATCCTGCTTTGGCCATGTCTTTATCTAAAAACCGTTGCTGTGGCTGAAGAAGGTTATAGAAAAGATTATACAAAGCCCTTGTTGTTACGATGTAATCAGGAGCATCTGAGCCAATCGTAGCATTCTGAAACTGAGTATTCATCGCAGAGATGGTTAGGGTAGTCGTTGTTGAATCAACGTTCCCTGCCCACCAACTAGATGTGCTTTGTGAAATGCCACCAACTGTTTGATCTGTAGCAACGAGATCTCTTAAGCCAACGATCGACTTTGCAGTCGTACCATCGGAAAAGATCCCTGTGCCAAGAATATCAGCCAATGTTTTTTCTGCGATCATCGCCTTCGACGCTAACAGCTTGATAACTCCAAGATCACCACCGTTTTTAAGCTTATCTTCCTCAGCTACGGAAATGTTAGCATAAGCCGACTTCCAAGAATAAGAAGCTTTGGTAATATTTTCGTTGTCTGCTGTTTGTAGGGTTTCAGTACCTGAAAACCAACCGCTAGATGTTGTCTGAGCATAGTTCAAAGGTATGTCAATAGTTGTCCCACCATTCTGGGTTACATATCGGCCAGAACTTTTAAACTTTGCAAGCGTAGGATTGCTGTCAAAAATGTTGTCGTACATCTTAGGAACAATATGATTTCTTGTGATGCTGGTTAATTGATCGGTTAATGACATTTTAACACTCCTTATGATTGTCTTATGATTGTTCTCTCATCGCTTCCTGGATAAGTTGTTCATAGGACATGTTTTTTCTTGAATCTCTCGATTGGTGTGTCATAAGTTGTGGTGTGTCTGATGTTGACATAAACCCCTTTTTCTGACGGTTTTGTAACTCTTTTGCTGTATTCTCTTTAGCTCTTGAAACAGCATTTGTCACAAGCTGATCGTGGTAAAAATCCCTAAAAGCTGCTTTAAAACTTGATATCCCATGCAGGGAACCATGTTCCAAAACGGCATACTCTAGCGATTTGCCGGTTTCGGGATCAGAGTATGAAAAATCGACATCAGGATAAAGGCTTTTAACCTCGTTTATCTGGTTATTTAGATCAATATCCTGCTGTTCGATCTGACGAGTTTCCTTGTCTTTGTCATAAAGAGATCGTAATTCCGATATCTGACTTTTTAACGCAGAAACCTCGCTATTATCTTGGCCTTGATAAGATGGTTGTTCGTTTTGTTGGCCAGAAAACGAGTTAAACCTATTATCATAAGCCTGTTTCCAATGGTTAGCCCAATCAGGATTTTGCTGTGCATACTCCATGTAGGGTTTCCATTGGCTCTCCAACTCTTGAGCTTGTTTCATCCTTGATTCTAGCTCAGTCTGTTGTTGTTTCAATGTAGACATGTGTTGAGCATAGTTATAACCTTGGCTCGCCCTTTTCAAAATTGTTTCGATATCCTCTTTTACGGTTTTTCCGCTCGCAGAATATTCAAAATATTGTTTTTCAGTAGGCTGTTCTACAGGTGCCTCTACAGGTGCCTCTACAGGTGCCTCTGGGCTTTCTTGCAACATGCTTTCATCTAATTCATAATCTGACATTTTTCACCTATTATACCATTTGTTGATTTTCTGCCATTTGTGGCTGTCCTTGTGGTTGTCCTTGTGGCTGTCCACCAGCAGAACCACCCATGATTTCAACTACTCCTAAAAAAGATTCTAAAGCCTGAGTTATAAGCTGTTTTGCTTCTTCAGGTGCATTTGATTGCATCAAACCATCTTGCAAAGCAGCAAGACCTTGGCCTACAACTTCGATAACCGCACCGGCATCTCCTTGTGGCTGTCCTTGTGGTTGTCCTTGTGGCTGTCCTTGTGGTTGTCCTTGTGGCATCATATCAGCCATTTTACGCTCCCTGTTGTTGTTGTTGTGCTAACATCTGCTGCCTTTCTGCTAGCCTTTGCAATATCTTTTCTTTGTTTGGCATATTGATCTGATCTAAGACTTCTTCTTCATCTATGATCCCTCTATCAAACAACGACAAAGATTTCCTTTCTTTGTCTGCTGCCTCAAACGGTAGATCAGATCCCGTTTTAACCCGAATGTCCAAATTTCCCTTGATAATAAGAGTTTCTTCCTGCCCTGGAAGGATCTCACCATTTTTCGATTCGTTGTATTTGGTCACCTTGGCAATCCTAATAGGATCGCCATTTTCTCCCTGCTGGTTTTCAATGCTCATTTTCATAAACATCTTAGAACCATCATCGTTCGTAATTCGATAGATCTTTGGAACGCTGTAAAACTCAAAAACTCGGTTGGCATATTGCCTTCCTACCGTTTTTAAATATTCATCCAGGTTTCTTTGTCGTTGTCTTATCCTCGTTCTCGATGCCGATATAAGCTGCTCAATCGCTGATGCTGCTGTGACAGCTCCTTCGGTGTTCCCTCTGGAAAACTCAGATTGACCCGCTTGGTCATTAAACCAGCCTACAAGGCGATCAAGGATCTGCATAAATCCAGGGTTTAGTGGTACTCCCATCTCTCGTGTAACTGTAGAACCTGGGCTTTTTGGCACTACTAGACCAGGTTTGTTGGTAAGGTTCGATATGTCTAATTGTGGATCATCAGATATCCATATAGGATTGCCCATTAATGCCATGGAATCTAATGCAAAGGATAGTATTTTGTTGAATACTACTTGAGATGGTTTAAGCTGCTCGATTTCACTAACACCGAAAAACTCTCTGCTTAGTATATAGTTGTTGTAACGAGAAAAAGGTATAAGACCATCTTCATATGGTAAATCTTCATCTAAAATAAGTAACCCGTTAGCAATGACCACATGTCTTCCATTCGGGTATTTTTTCTTGATGGTATATTGTTTTTTGATCTCTCCATTTTCGCCTTCTTTATCCTCTTCAATTTCTTCAACGTCTGACGGTTTTAAAAACCCTTCAAACACCAAAGTCTTTTCGATCTTACAATCGTATGATGCGCTATGGCTCATGTACTCAGGCATGTTTTTATCGGTGTTGTTTTCAGCATAGGTGCCAGATGATTTAACATCTGCCCTTTGCTTACCAATAAAGTCTATGACATCGCCTTTAATCAGGCTGGCAAACTTTGGATATTTTGCTTTTAACCTTGAGGTAGTCATTGGATGGACATACCAAAAGCCTCTCGAAATAGAATCGTTGATGTCATTACAGTCTGGATCAGGATAGCAGTAGAATGGATCTTCTGACTTATAAACCGCTGCGCCAATGCCATAATCAATCTCAGGATCATAATTCATAGAGCTAAAGCCTGTGCCATAGATATAACCATCCAAGATAACCTCGAAGACAACCCTAAGCCAATTATACTTTTCCCATTCGCTATCAGCTATTTTTTCCAGTATCGAAGCAAATATCATGTCGGAAGGTTCTTGCGGAAGGAATGAAAATTTTGGCCTTACGTCTGTCTGTAGAGGAATCTGGCTTTGAATTGCTGACCAGATAAGGTTTACAACTTCTGACGATTTCCAGGATGGTCTTTGACTATCCCATTGAGCACCACGGAAAAACTTATAATATTCCATCCAGTTTTTGGAATACTGCTCACGATGAGACTTCCACTTGAAAAACTGAGACAAAAGGCCTTTAACCTTTTCCCTGTTTTCCTCATCCTGATCGACATGAGCACCGTCAACCAATTTGTCCTGCTCTAATAAATCAGATCCGCCAAAAGTCTCTCTCATCTTGTTCTAACCTCATAAGGTTCATACAATTTTCGGTAGTTAGCTGCGCTTTTGTCTTCTCGTCTTTTCGCAAATTCTTTTTCAATCTTTTCGATAGGCTCATTTCCTATTTCCTCAAGCCCTTTTTCTCTCACAACTCTACGATAATGAGATTTTGAGTTAATAACCATGCCAAGACCAGGGTTATACTCAGGTTCATAATTGTCAGGATCGATATTACTTTTTGCTATAAGTCGATCTTCAGAGCTGCAAGTTTTCCCACAATCGGGACATGTTTCAAAAAGATCTATTTCAGAAATGCGTTTAAAGACATCAAACTCTTTTTTGCAACAACTACACCGATACGGGTAGCATGGCATATTTTTGTCCTTAAGCGTTTGTTTTCAAAAGTTTTTTCATGTCTGGATCAATAACCAAAGGCAGTGCTTTCTTGATTCCAGATGTATCCCCTAGTATAATACGTTTTCTCTTTTTATCAAAGTTATAAGTGTGTCTCGTTATATAGCGTGTGCTATCCATCACATGATTGCTGACGTCAACTGGCAGCATATCTTTTTGTCCCTGATCCGGCTTTAAATCCTTTGGCTCTGGATAGTGGTACATCGAATACTCATCTAGTGTGTGTGGGCTTGTGTTTCTAAAGATCTTAAACTTTTTGTTTGCTATAAGATCATAGTGATAATCGATACCGAGACGAATGTCGTTTTGAGCGGGATATGCAATGATCCCGTTGGCGTTTAGCTCTTTAATGTACTCTGGCCTTGATGGATCACATAGATAGATCACTTTCCCATAAATGGCATTGTATGTTTTGCACATATCCACAACATCTCTAATGGTTTGTTGCGTCTTGTACCATTCCGCAATCTGATATTGATAGCCAGATTTTAATACAGCTCTCAATGTAATCACCATTGGATCAGTATAACCCCAATCAATGCCGCCAAAATATTCTGTGTCGTCTGGTAATGGGATTGGATCGATGACATCTGTTTCCTCGTCAAAATTTTTATAGACGAGACCTTCCATGCGTCCAAAGTTTCCACCATAGATCATTGAAAAACGGTGTGGGTCCATTGTAAGTCTGCGCTGGTCGTATTCAGATTTGGGAAAATACGGGTTTTCGTAACTAGCCGCCTTGACATACTCGCACATATCGAGCATGTAGGGATCTTTTTGTTCAACCTTTCGGATAAAGTCAGACCATAGCCAGTTTCGAGAGTATGGTGAGGTTACGATACAAACCGGACACGATGAAAAAGATGATCTCGCTTGAATATTGTCCCAAAAGTATCGGCTGTATAAACCGCCTTCGTCGCACAAAATAGCTCTGACATTGGTAATACCTACAACCGAATCTGGGTTTTGACCAGATCGAATCCAAACCGCACCACCATTATGGATATTAAAGACCATATCCTTTTTATCAAGCTTGCCCATATCTCCATTGAGATTTAAAAATGGCGGCAATGTAGACTGGTTAAGTATTTTGTAAGTCGGTGAGGTTATGATGAAATTGTCGTTTTTATCTGTGAATTTGTGCATGTATCGCTTTAGCCAAACAATACCAGACAACGTCTTTCCAAATTGAATGCCAGTACCGGCAATCGTGAATTTCTTATCCGAGAAAATGATTCTGTTTTGCTTTTCGGAATGAGGTTTGAATATCACTTTGTCCTTCATTAAGAATATTTTGACAATAAATAGTTAATTTTAACCTTATTTTTTGATCAATTGTAGCTTTTATCCTTGAGGAAGGATTATATTCAAACAAACAACTGATCATCTTTTATTGCATCAAATATCTTGTCAGAAAATTCAGGATCAAAACTGTTATAAATTAAATCTGCTGATCTCTCATAAAGATCCCTTCCCGTTTCTATCGAAATTAACTCTTTAAATGTCAATTCTCTACCCACCATCTTTTCTATGTCTTGCATGTCCATTTCATTTTTCCTATTGGCTTGGTTTATATATCAATTTTTGTAGTCTTTCCTGACTATTTCCTCTCCAACATAGATAACCCTTTTTGCTTTTTGTCCGTCTGGATCATCACATGATCTGACAGCCATGCGAATGTCAGGAGATCCTCTGACATGTTCATAGTTGTCGTGATATCGAAGGGTATCACCAATTTTTATAAGCTTTGTAGCAACACATCTACGTGTTACAGCGTAGGAATTATTAATCTCAGATGCAGTTTTGTATTCTTGGCTCATAGTATTAAGATGATCGATCATAGCCATAGTTTGAACGAGGTTAAGTGCATGCGCATTGTCATTGCTATCAAAATCTCTAATTTTAAAATGCTTTTCTAGCACAGTAGCACCATGGCGTAATGCCGACATGGGTGCCTCATATATATCGAGCGAATGATCTGAGTATCCAATATCGATGTTATATTTTTTTCGCATATTAGGAATATTAACAAGAGCATGTGTTCGTGACGGATAATCAATAACGCAGTAAAGTAGGGTAAGACGATCCCTGCCAAATGTTGTCACCAATCGTTGCAACGAATCAAAAGGAACACCACCGGTTGAAGCATAGACAGGCTTTTTTGTCTTTTTGATTTCTGCTACCAGCTCTTTGTTTTTAACCTCAGAGGAAGCTATTTTGTGGGTTTTAACAAATGGATCAAGAACACTAACCAAAGATGGATTAAATACCGAGCACATAAACTCAATACCTTCTTGCTTACAAACAGCGGCAATTGGCGCAAACCATTCAGGTGATATGCCATCTTTGACAACATTCTCAAACCCATAAAGATCTTGCGAAGTGAAAGATTGAAATTTAATAGCATGAGCACCTAGTTGTTTGGCTTTTTTTGCTGATTCAAAACAATCGTTAATGTTGTCAAAATTACTTCCCACATCTAATACAATTTTCATTTCAAAACCGTCTCCCAAAAATACTTACTGCCAGGTATGTAACATTACGTCTAAAAATATCCATACCTTATTTTTTAGATTCTTTGATGCCCAATGTTACCTTTTCACCGTTTACGCCTTCAATGATGAAAGGTTCAGGAATTTTGTGCTCTACATGTTCTTTGACTTTTCCGATAAGACGATCGAACATAAAGTTAAGCCGAATATGATCACCCTTGATGATCCCCATGACAATGATACGACATATAAAATGGTCAACCGATTCTTTTGACCGATCTTTTAAAATTTTTTCTAATTCATCTAACGGCATCCTCAAAAAGTGTGTTAGTCTGTTCTGTACAAAATCTCGATTGAGTTTTTGTGCAAACGCTACCTCAGGTGGCTTTTTCGCTCTACCTTTCGGATTACCACTTTCACCCTTTTTATAACCCATATTAAACCTCGCTGTATATTATTGCTTTTTTAAAAGTATTTTATCTATTTTATTGATCTACCGTTCCAGTAAAGATTTTCAGACTTAATTAATGTTTTTGACCGCTTTTGTTTAAACATAGATCTTTTATCAATATCATAAACCATTGATCTGCCATTGCTTTGGCTATACCTTCATAAGTTTTTGATCTAAGTTTTGCCCTGTCTTTTGACGGTGGCATCTTCCAGATTCTTGGATGTCTGCCTTCAACGATATTTGTTGGTTTTAATAATGGTAAGTTTTTTAACCATAAACAAGTTGCTTTTGTCTCTCCATGTCCAAATTGCCACGGTTGTATGATCTGGTCTGGTTTTCTAAAAACTGTTGACATTATGCCGATAGGGTTTTCAACGGCAATTTTCTGGCATGGAG